CAAAAGATTCCACCATTGATATGCCTGCATCTATTGGTGAAACACCTGATGTTCCTACTGTTGTGGTAAATTTGGCCAAATTGCTTTCTGTGGGATTGGCCAAATTTGTGGCTAAATTTTTAACTTGTGTCACCATATTGTCTACATTTTTTGATATACCCGTTGTATAATCAAAAATAGAAAATTGTACTGCATGACAATAGGTTGGATTGGTGGCCAAATCTATTGGGTATAAGAGGTTTTTTGAATCGGTTGGGTTTGAAAACAGAGCCCCAAGTAGATTTGTTGGTACTTGAACTCCACCTAAGGATAGTGGAAGGACGCTAACGATGGCCATTTTGATTTCCAGAAAAGATATACATACTATTTATAGAACATCCGGAACAATATTATGGCTTATTCAGGAAAATTTACTCCTAAGAATCCTCAGAAGTACATTGGAGACCACAAAAACATTATCTATCGTTCCTCATGGGAGGCAAAGGTAATGGATTGGCTCGACAAAAACCCCAATATTATCTCTTGGGCTTCAGAAGAATTGACTGTACCTTATATATCACCTGTGGATTCACGCTGGCACCGATACTTTCCTGATTTTATTGTTAAAGTCAAAAGTCGTGATGGTAAATTAAAAACTCTGATGTTGGAAGTTAAACCCAAAAGACAGACAATGGAACCAGCCCCACGAAAAAGAATAACAAAACAGTACATTAATGAAGTTACCACCTATGGTGTCAATCAGGCTAAATGGAAGTATGCTACCGAATTCTGTTTGGATCGTGGTTGGGAATTCCAAATTATCACGGAAGACCATCTAGGACTTTGATATAAATAATCATCATGGCATCTAAACTCTCTCAATTAGCACAACAGAAAACCGCAGCCCAACTTCAAACGATGGGTCGTGAAGCTATTACATGGTTGACCAAGAAGATATCCGATTTAAGGAATGTGACGGGAATTGCATCAACCATTGGTAAAGAAGATTTTAGAAAACGAAATAGGTTTCAAGTGGGTGGGTTATACTACTTTTATTATGATCCTAAGACTAAGGCGGATATACCTTATTATGACCGATTCCCTCTGGTATTGGTACTAGACATCAAAACTGATGGTTTTCTTGGCTTAAACCTGCATTATTTACCACTTAGGCATCGTTTAGACCTTTTGGATAAAATGATGGAATACGCCATCCTTGACGGCAATAATGATGTACAGCGCATGACTGTGACCTATGATATTTTGAACGCCTCCAGGCGGTTTAAAGAGTTCAAACCATGTCTTAAAAAGTATTTGTTTAACTACACACAGTCACAAATACTTGCCGTTCAACCAAATGAGTGGGATATTGCGGCATTCTTGCCAATTCAGCAGTTCAGAAAGGCTTCGGTAAACGAGGTGTGGCAAGATTCATTACAAGAAATAAGGAAAAACTAAATGGCAGGTTCCATTAACGATTTTAAATCAACATTTAAGACGGATTTAGCACGACCCAATAGGTTTGATGTGCAAATTAATATTCCAATTGTACTCTTGCCTTATATCTCAACGGCCAGAAATTTGGTTTATCGTTGCGAAAATGCTGATTTGCCAGGTAGAAACTTCGGCACAATAGAAAGAAAGTTTGGTTCTGCACCTACACAAAAGGTTCCATACCAAACCCACTACAATGAAATGAATTTAACCTTTATTGTTTCTGATGATATGTCAGAGAAGATTTTATTTGAAGCTTGGATGGAAGTAATCAATCCATCTTCCACCTATAATTTTCAATATAAAGCAAACTATGTAACTGATATCATTATTAGTCAATATGATGTTACAAATACTTTAACCTACCAAGTTCAATTAATTGATGCTTTTCCAATTAATATAAATCAATTAGACTTGGATTGGTCTGCTGATGGTCACCATAAATTAGCGGTGACTTTAGCCTATACTAACTGGACTGCACCTATGGTCAGTAATATTGTTAGTAATCTTGAAACGCAAGGACTTTCTGGTCTTGCAAGTTCTTTGGGGTCACCTAATACCCCGTTTTAATGCGATTTAATTTGTTTTCTTTTATAATTTCTATATGTTGAGGCACAAGATTTACCACAACATATTCGTTTTTCATATTTCATACTACTAAATTCTTTATTACAAATTAAACAGTTTTTGATTATCCTAGAACCATTATTAATATAACGTTGTCGGTGTTGTTTTTTTGTTTCTTCCGACCAAATACATTTTATTCCGGTATGAGATTTTGACATTTTTAATTTAGTTTCATCTTTGTGTTTTTTGTTTTTCATACCATTTTGTCGGCCGTGTTTATACTTTACACCCAAAAGAGATTTTCTTATCTTATCTCTATGTTCTTGGGATTTTGGCTTGTTGTTACCAAAAGCGCCATCGCCACCATCAGTTTTATTTCTTAATATTCCAGTACCCAAATCTATTCTTCCATACCATTTAATCATTCTTCTTTCCAAAGCCAAAGCACCAATTTCTGTTAATTTTGATTCTATAATAACCACTTTATTTTTGTTTTTGGGTGGATAAACTTCACCTTTACCTTTACGGTAAGCTCTATTATTTTTTCCTTTGCCAAAATAATAAGGCGATCCGTCCGGTCGCAGGTAAGCGTAGACATAAAAGACCAATTGGGGTATATAAATAGACATAAGCTGGCATTCCTTTACAATGTTAGAGTATGTGCGGAGGCCAATCCGGCGACATACACTTATTTATAATAATTTAATAGTTGAGGACATAATGTTACCAAAAATTGATGCACCAGTATATGAACTAGAATTACCATTGTCTAAGAAACAAATTCGTTTTAGACCATTTTTGGTCAAAGAACAAAAGAATTTAATGATGGCCATGGAAGCAGACGATAAAGATACTATTGAGAGAAACATTAAACAAGTTCTCCATAATTGCACCTTAACTGAAGGTGTTGATATTGAAAAGTTACCCATCGTTGATGTTGAATACTATTTTATTCAACTCCGTGCAAGGTCAGTAGGTGAATTGGTAGAAAACACTTATGTTTGTAATAATATGGTTGACGGAGTAGAATGTGGTAATAAAATGAAAACCACATTGAATCTTTTGGATGTCAATGTTACTTTGGATCCAAACTATTCAAACAAGATTCAAATTACAGATAAACTTACTATTGGTTTGAAATATCCTGAGTTTTCTTCAATTGAAAAAATTCTGAAGAAAGAAAGTGCTGTTGAGGTTGCTTTTCAATTAGTTGTTGATAGTATTGAATACATCTATGATGGTGAACAATACTACTATGCAAGTGAAAGCAGTCCAGAAGAACTTCAGCAATTTATAGAATCATTAAATGCAGCTCAGTTTGAAAAAATTGAAGAGTTTTTTGAGCATTTACCAAAATTGAATAAAAAGATTGAAATTAAATGTAGTAAATGTGGATATGACCACAGCATTGATGTTGAAGGACTTGAAAGTTTTTTCGTCTAATATTTTGTCATGACAATTTAAAGAATTATTACAGGACTAACTTTTCCTTGATGCAGCACCATAAGTATAGTCTAGCGGAACTTGAAAATATGATTCCTTGGGAAAGGGATGTGTACGTTGCTATGTTGGTACAGTACATTGAAGAAGAAAATGAAAGAATAAAACAACAACAACAATCAATGAAACGATAGATGGCGATTACAAACAAAGAAATAGAAGAAGCCGAACAAAAAAAAAGAGAATTCGATACTAAGCTTAGGATGCATGAAGCTAGTATGGGTGGTGGTAATGTTCGTTCTCCTAAAAAAGTTTCAAATTTACTAAAAGATTTTTATAAGTTGGATGGTGAAAATGTTTCGCCTAAGGAAGTTAAGAAACAAATTGAACAAGAACCGACTGAAACAATATATGAATTAACACAAAAAGCATTGGACATGGCTGATAAAATCATGGCATCCAAAGGTGTTAAGAATATGGTTTCTAATCCTATTATGTCATCTGCATTTAATCCCAATTCAAAAAGACAATCAGAAAACCAACAATCACAATCTTCTACACCAAGTGCAACTGAAGAACAACCAACTGCAACAAAAGAACCTAAAGAGAAAAAAGATAAAGCAAAGAGTAAAAAGGATCCTGCTCGTTCCAAAGTGGGACCTGGTGTTGTTAAGAACTTAAAAAAAGGTGATTCTGATGCTGATGTGGTAGCTAAAGCATATAATTTTATGTTAAGTAATTATCATGAACAAACTAAAGAAAATAAAGATATTACCAAATATAGAAAAAAATTAGATAAAGTGAAAACAAAAAGAGTTAATGAGTTAATAGACCTTTTTGGTGGAACAAAATATAAATCAAAGAAAAAAATTAATTCAAAAAGTTCTTTTGGTATTATTGGAGCTTTATTAGCGGTAGCTGGTGTGGCTTTATATACTAAAAATGCATTTGCTAAAGTTAATGATTTTCTTTTTACGGATGATATAAAGAAAATTCTTGGATCAGAGGGTAGTTCGGATATTGATTTTGAAATTAAAAAATCATTTACGGAAAGTGATGCTGGTGCTAGGGAATCCGCTGAAGATTATTTGGGTAGAAAAATGTCAGATGATGAATTTGATGACCTAATTAAAACAACTCATGCTGAAGCGGGCCCAAAATCAAATAAAAAAGAACAAGCTGGTATTATGGCAACAATATTGAATCGTGCCAGAGATGATAATGAAACAATTTCAACAACGATAAACAAACCTGGCCAATTTCAATCTGTAACAGGAACAGCAAATAATCCAGGTCCATCGCAACAATTTCTTGAAGGTCCTTCTGAAGAGAGAAGAAATGACATTGTTTCTGCAGCTTCAACCATTTTACCTAATGTTTCAAGAAGTCAAAAGAGTTTTGCTGCGGATTCGGATGCTGCTTACAAACCAGGAACATCCACAGCAGGCAGAGATAGATTAAGAGCTGGTGGTGGTACATTGGAAGGTGGAACAAGATTTGAAACTTCTAGTATTCCAGACCCAATAATACCAACTGCTAGTAAGGTTAGTGGTGTTACAACCTCAGGACTTGTTAGTCCTGTTGATAATGTAAAAAGTAATTCTGAAGTTGGTATGCGTAGGGGTAAAATGCATGAAGGTATTGATTATCCCGTTCCAGCAAATACACCAGTTAAGGCTGCTCATTCTGGTACATTAAAAAGTGCTGGTGGACCAAATTCATCTGCTGGTTATTATGCAACAATTACCGGCCCGGATGGAACTGAAACAAAATATATGCATTTGAGTAGACCGCCTGTTGTACCTGATGGTCCAGTAACACAAGGTCAAGTTATCGGTTTAAGCGGTAATACGGGTCATGTAGAAGGTGCAAATGGGGGTTATCATTTACATTTTGAAGCTCGGGATCCAACAGGACAATTAATTCAATCTCCAGCATTGGTTGCAAAAAATGTAGATATACCCCAATTAAATAACAAAAAAGGTTTTCTTTCAAATCCTTTTAGTAATGTTATTACCAATAATACAACTAATATAATACAGGGAAATAAAACTGTTGCTACGACTACTATACCAAAATCAAATCAACCTGCACTTATGGATCAACAATACTAGGTAAATAAATGGATTATTCAAAAGCCGCCGGCATAAGAAAACAAAGTCTATTATCATTAATAGCAGAAAATAAATTTGAAAATGGCCAAACTGTGGGTGCATCTATTAAAGGAGCCTTTACAGATAAAGCAAAAGCCAAATGGACGGGATACAAAGAAAAACTTGACCCATTAAATTGGGTTAAAGGAATGACAGGCAATGGAGTTTTTGGTAAATCTATAAGAACCCTCGCTGGTCGTGCCATGGGTAAAACTGATGAGGAGATTTCCTATTTTGGTGGTTATTCAAGAAATAAAAAGAATCCACACTATACAACAATTGGTGCTGGTAGAATACAAAATTTACGAGTGGGTGATTCTATTGCTGATGTGCTGGGTAAAATGTATAACTTTATGCTTAAAAATGCTGAGCGTGAAAAATTAAATTACGAGATTGAAAAGGCCTTTAGAGAAGAACAAACTGAAGAGGATGGTCGTAGACATGACGCATTAATTAAATCCATTAAAGATTACATGAAAGGAAAAGCAACACTCGATAAACCACCTCCAGAAGAAGAAAAGGAAAAAGGATTTTGGGAGGCTATTATTGATGGTGCAGCTGCCTGGGGTGCTAAACTACTTTCAAATCTTTGGAATGCTATAAAGTTTGTTGGAAATTTACTTGCTGGTAACTGGTTGGCAGGTCGTTTAATACGTTTTTTTGCTTCAGCTGCCGGTAAAGCTATAATTGCTGGAATTTCCGGTGTGGTTGGCGCAGTAAAATCTTTATTTTCCAATAAAACTCCTACTGCAACTGGACCTATAACTGAACCTGTATCCCCAGTTGAACCAAAACCAACAACGAATCAACATCAGAAATTTACAAAACCAAATAAACCATCACCTAGAGATATAGCTAAACGTAGTATTCTGAGAAATACTGCACCATTAACTGCGGAAGAAACAGCAGTAGTAACAAAAACTTGGGGTCCAAAAATTGTAGCTAAAATGATTGCAAAAGGAGCAGCTAGAGTATTGTTGGCGGCGATAACTCCTGCTCTTTTTGGATTAGAGGCCTATGAGGCAATGCAATTTGCAGTTGAAGCGGGTTTACCTGAGATGTTAGCTAACGGTGCGGGTAAAGATGCTCAAAATGCTTGGAGAAATTTAAAAATCCAAATTGATCCAGAAAAAATGGGAATGACACCAGCTGAGGCAAGAAATGCTTTGACCGGAAAGGATTACGATATTAATAAGTTGGGTGGTAGAGAAGTATTAGAACGTATTGCTAATTCAAAAGAAAACCCTAACAATAAAACTAGTATTGCCAAATTAACTTCTTTTGATGATGCGTTGAAACAAAAAAAATTAGAACTTCCTGTATCTGAAAATCTTGGTTTAGCTAAAGGTGAAGAAGTGGTCATCAATACAACCAATACTGTTGGTAGTAAATCGGAACACCAAGACCTCACACCAATTGATCCACGCAATAACAATGAATCATATGAACAATGTGTCAGACGAGGTGCAGTTGGCTGTTAACCAATAAAAAACCCACCATAAAGGTGGGTTCTAAACCAAGGGGTCTTTAGGTTTAATCTTCTTCAGCTAACTTACTGAAATAAGCCATATCATCATCTTCACCTAGACTTGGTTCAATATCAACCGCTTTCTTTGGTGCAGACTTTGCTTCAAACGATTCGTGTTTAACTTTCTCCACGGTTGTCTTTGGTGCTTCACCATTGAGACCGAGAACCTTGTCAAGACGACCTTTCAATGCTTCATAGGTCTTGAACTCTTTTTCAGCAGTCATTTCTGCCAATGAGAATTCGGTCTTCCAAATCTTTTCCAATTCCTCATCATCACTCAATAGAGCAGATGGTGAATCGAATTCAGACTTGTCATAGTTCTGATATCCTTCTACCTTACGAATCTTGAGCTTGAAGTTAGCACCTTTCCACATATCAAATGGATTGATTGCTTGTTCGTCCTCAAATTGTGGATTCATGGCTTCAGAAATCTTATCGAAAATCTTCTTACCGAACTTGAACAGTTTTACTTGTCCTTCGTTTTCTGGATGCTTAGGATCCGAAACGATATACACGTTAGTAATATAATTCAACTTACGCTTTTGTTTACGGACTACATCTTTGTTTGCTTCAATG